TTGATAATGGATTTTTGTCATTCCGACTTCCTTTCCGTGGGGTGGTGTTCCCACTGTTCCCACTTTCCCACTTGTTTTGAGATACAATGCAAAAAATATAAATTTGTCTCGATTTTTGGCGCTCTTCATACACATCAACCTTTATGTTTTCCACTTTTTGTGGGAACAGTGGGAACACATGAGTTTATATATAGATAAATCTTTATAATATATAGATAAATCTATATAAAACCGAGGTTTTTGCGTAGTTTTGAGCCTTTTTCAGCGTTCCCACTTTGTTCCCACTCCGTTCCCACTTTTGCGTTTTCGTGGGCGAAGTGGGAACTAAAACGGGAATTCTTCGTCTGGCCCAACCTCAACCCAGTCCGTAAACGAGGATTGAGTGGGAACGCTGTCATAGTTCTGGGAACGCTGCCGTTCGTCAAGTTCGAGCGTGATGCGATTGAGGTCTATCTTTACGAAGCGGACGGACTTACCGCCGAAGCGCCTCTTTGAGGAATAGCGAACCGTGCCGTTGTCCTTGTATGCCTCGACCACGCCTTGCTCTGCGAGGTACTTGAGCGTCTTTCTCACGGAGAAACCGCCATCGGTGATGGTCTTATTGAGTATTGAGGGGAACACATACGCTGTTTGACCCTCAATCTCGCCAAGACGCTGACCGTAGCCGTCTCCTGTGAAGCCTTTTTCGTTCGAGGAAATCCAGTCTGCTATGTACTGGAGTGCTGTTTCGTTTACATCTCGGACGGCGTTCTCGGCGTTCTCTTGGACGATGGATGCTGCCATAACCTTCGCTCGGCGCTCCGCTTCTTCTCTGGAACTTCCGAAGAACCACTCGTCAACGAGTGCGTCTGCCGTGGATACTGCCGCAATCCCTGCGGCGTGGCTGCTGTTTTTGCCGTTGTTCTGGCTGTAAACATATTCGAGCATATCGTTGAACCGCTGTCTGACCTCATCGTCTCCGAGGGTGATGATGCGTTTGACAAACTCAATGCCTGCCCATCCGCAGTTCTCCGATGCTCCTTGGTGCATCAGTCCGGCGTCTCGCTCGTTATCGAACGGTGGGCCGTAGATTTCGAGGACACGGGTACTGACGCCAGTTTGCGAGGTTTCGGTGGTAATCGGCTCTTCGCCCGTGGCGAGGATGACCGTTCGCCAAGTCTGCAGCGCCTGCAAGCCTCCGCTCTTCGAGCCTCTGACCTTACCTGTACCGCTTGCCAACATATAAACTATCTTCTCGATTGCGCCTTGGTTATTACCTGCAAGCTGTCGCTCGTCAATCCCAAGGGGAAGGTCGCAGTAGAAGCCTGCCATGCGCTCAAGGGCAACCTGTGTGGCATTGAAGTTGACCATCAGCCGTTCTGGGTCACCCCAAGCGGAGAGGGCCGCTTTTAGTGCTGCCGACTTACCGCCTTTTGAACCGCCCCAGTTATATACGAAGAAGATGCGTTGTCTCACGATACGGAGTATCGGGGCCGTGAAGGACGCTGCGAGGATGAAGCGGAAACGGTCTCTCGCTCTATGCGGCGCGACCATCGCTTTCCACGCTTCAAATGTTCCATTCTGGCAGTATGCCGATGCCCAACCTCGGAGCGAAGGCTCAATGTCGAGGATGATGTTATCGGCCAAGCCGGGGAGGAACTTGGTGCTTGATTGCCACCCGAAGGTGGATGCACTGTCCGAGCGTTCAATGATGTCGATGTTCTCCGCTTCGAGTTTTTCGAGGTATCGCACCACCAATCTGGCATTCTCCGAGGTGATGGTGCATCCTTGGTCGGCGAGGCAGGTAATGCTTCGTGCTTGGAATATGACCGAGCGCGGATGGATAACGCTGTGCCATTCACCGTCTCTCTTGAATGCAATCTCGACCTTCTCGTCTCCAGTCTCCATACTGCGAAGCCGTCTCGTGATAAGTATCGGTGTGCGGCAGACCACATAGGGCATCGAGGTCTTTTCGTCTATACAGGAGATGCCTTTCTCGGAGAAAATCCAACCCTCCGGCTGTCGCAGTCGGATTGGAGCGTCCTCGATGGCTGTCGGTATCTCCTCGTTAATTCGTTTAAGGTCTATGGTCTGTGCCGATTCAAGTGCGGATTTGACCTTTTCCGCTGCGTCCTCCTTGCCGTATCGGATGAAGAGGTCGGACGGGTCTTTGCACTCGTAGTCTTTGCAACTCCAACGGTAGACCGTGCCTTCGTAACCCCCGTCAAGGAGTTTCTGGCACATCTGTTGAAGGAATGTCTCACCGCCCCTGTCTGGCTCGATGTGGAGGTACACCTCATCGATGCCTTTCAGTTTTGCACACCACTCTGGTCTAAATGTTGAAGCACCGGGGACACCGAGGGCAGGCAGTCCGAGATACCAGAGCGTCTGCGTGTCGCTCTCGCCCTCAACGAGGATGACGCGCTTCTCGACCTCTCGGAAGTATCGCAAACTCCACTCACCGTACATGAGCAGTTTACCTGCCGAGCCGTATGACCACTTAAACCGCACAGGCTGTCCCTCTTTGAACCGCTTTCGGAAGAGAACCTTCACACCGTTTTCATTGAGATACGGAATGCGAATCCAAGGTTGACCTGTTTTCTTGTCCGTTTCGGATGTGAGTTGGAACTTCTCTGTGAGCCAGTCGGCAGGGAGACGCTTTTTCGCTGCGTACTCCTCGACCGTGTAGGTCTGCGTCTGCGGTTCGATGTGATATCGCTCCAAGATGGCCTTGTACGCCTCCTTCGTGTCGATGCCGTGAAGGTTGGCGTAGAAGGTGAGGAAGTTGCCCTCCGCTCCGCAAGCGAAGCATTTATACATACCGTTCTCAAGGTTGACGGAGAGGCTTGCATTCTTGTCCCGATGGAATGGGCAGAGACCAGTGAGACGATTTCCCATTATTTTGTGCCGTTCAATGGCTGACGAGTATTCGGCTTTATAGTCGACCACTCTGTCGAGTTCAATTTCGTTCATCTCACCCCTCCTTCGGGAGGGCGTCTCGGTGGACACCCTCCCACTGCTTGGTTGTCTGGGTGGAGGGGTTCATTTACGCAAAGGGGTTCTCGTCACTGTCGTTGATTTCTTCGAACCCTGCCGTCCCGTCCACAAAAGTATCCGCACTCTGCATCACAACGCTTCTGGTCATCGCTTTGAAGCTTTCTGCCAGAGGCTTGATTTCGGCGCACTCCGCAGGGGTGAGGTCTGCGACCTTGGTAAATACCGCCTGCGAGTATGCGATGCCGTTCTCGTTCTTCTCCTTCTTCAGAGTGACCTTGGTAAGTACCATCCAAGGACGCTTGCCCTTGACCACGATTTTCTTGCCGATGTAGTTACGCCAAGAAGCGATGGAGGAAGGGGGCAACACGAGCAGTGTGGGGATGACCTGTCCACTCATCAGAATGTAGATGCGGTGCATATTCTTGCAGGCTTTGCCCTTGCCACCCTTGCGGTCAGAGCCGAACTGGTTATAGGGGCAGGTGCCGCAGTTCTTGCATTCGCCGTTGCCGTCTACTGCCGTCTTGCCATCGAAGGAGGCACAGTCTGGCTGATTGTTGCTGCCATCATAGTCGTTGAGCCACATGGCGTTTACGGGGTGGTGGTCTACAATGACACCGACCAGTTCGGTTGCTGCGATGGGGTTGTCCTCGTTCTCACCGGGGACTTCAAAGGAAAGTCCGCCGCCGGAGGGGATTTTGATGGTGTCGAACGGAACGGCCCCCAGACCGTCCATCTCTTCGGCAATGATGTCCTTGATATCATCGCTCATAGGGATGAGTTCGAACTTGTGCTGTTCCAGAACAGCGAGGGCGTTAGTGTTGTTACTCATGGAAATATCCTCCTTAAAATGTGCCGTTAAACGGCTGATTTCGTAGCCTTGCGATGGCTAATGTCCATATACTCGTACTTGTTGATGACTTCGCTGAACTCATCGGGCAACTCGTCATCGTTTTCACGGGCAAGTTCGCTCATAGCGCCCTGCAGGGTTTGTGCGTTGACCGTCTCTTTGATGAGGTCACCCAGACCGTGGTTGCGGAGCAACTCGAAGAGGGCATCGTCCATGCCTGCCTTCTTGGAGTACTTGGTGGTCGGCTTCAACTTCCAGTTGATACCGTGTCTGCCGACTTGGTCGATTTCGGCATCGACCATTGCCTGTGCCAGTTTGTCTCGCAGTTCGATGACCGCTGCGTTGTTGCGTTTGGTCTGCTCTGCGAGGGTGTCCTTTTCCTCCAATGCCGCTTTGAACTGGTCAATGAGGTCGAGGATTTCGCTTGAGATAAAAGTGTCTGCCATAGGTTTTAAGTCCTTTCTTGATATATTCCAAAGTGGCGATGCCACAGTTGGTCATAGTTTCTTGGGGAGTTCGGGCAGGTTCATCCAATAGAGGAAGTTGCCTTGCTCATATTCTTGGCTCTCTGGGTCGTTGAACTGCCGTGTTCGCTCCCATGTGTAGTAAAAAACGCCGGGTTTGCATCTGGAGTTGGGTACTGCGTAGCCGAGGAGAATTGTGTACCATCGGCGCGTTCCGTAAGCCAAGAGGATGGTTCGGTCATCGGAAGGAGGGTCTGTCTGGCAGTCACGCCATCCGTAAGCCTCGTCAATCTCGACCGTCTTCGCCTTGCGGAATGCCCTCATCTCGGAGTTCTTTTCCCTCGTGCTGAGATTGCTTTGCTCAATTCTGCGGAGTTCCGCAGTTGCATCTACCAGTCTCAAATCACTCACCTCCGAAATACTGTCTCCAGTTGTCCACCACCGAGGTTGCGAGGTCTTGCTTTGCTTCGAGTGCTTTCATGACCTTGCTGTCGATGGACTTCTCAACCAGAAGGTGGATGTAGGTGCAAGGGTGGTGCTGACCGATGCGGTGGATACGGGCCAGAGCCTGCACATAGTTGGCGTAGTTGAAGTCGAGACTGTAGAACACCGCCGTGCTTGCTGCGTGGAGTGTGATACCAAGTCCGGCTGTCTGTATCTGAGCGAGGAAAACGGTGGTCTTGGGGTTGGTCTGGAAGTCCTCCACGACCTCGCTCCGGCTCATCGTCTCTTCACCTGTAATGCGGTCAACCTTGTGTTCCGTTGGGGTTCGCCCATCGATAACTCCGAAGGCAATCCCTGCCTTGCGGAGGGTGGATACGATAAGGTCAATCTCCGAGGTGAACCGTGCGAAAACGACCACCTTCTGGCCTGCGTCCACGCAGTCCCCGACAATCTCCATCAGAGCGTCAAGCTTGGCGTGGTTGACCTGCTTCGGAGCGTCTGTATCGTCCAAGCGGAGGAAACCACCTGTTAGTTGCTGCAGTCGGAGTAGTTTGGTCAGCACCGTTGGTGCGGATACCTCGCCACCGTTCTCCAGTTCTGCGTAGCTGTCTCGTTTCAGTTGGTCGTAGACCTTGCGGTCTGCATCGTTAAGCTGAACATATCGGTTCTCGAAGGTCTGCTCCGGCAGGTCAAGCGCCTCGCTCTTGGTTACTCGGTATGCGATGGAGTGTTCCTTTTGGATGAGGTCATCCATTTCTCGGTACCCGACAATCTGGTGTTTGTCGAAGCCACCCATAATGGCATACTTGTTGCGGAAGGCGTAGAAGCTCGTGCCGAAAACGCTGCTGTCGAGGAATCGGTACTGCGAGAAGATGTCCACGGCGTTGTTCTGAACGGGAGTGCCGGAGAGAATCAGCTTGTATGGGGTAATGTCTCCGAGTTTGTGGAGTGCCTTGCTCTGGGATGCATCGTGCGTCTTGATGCGTTGGCTCTCGTCTGCCACGATGAGGTCTGGTTTCCAAGCGGACAAGGCTTCAAAGATGCCGTCTCGCCATGTGCTTTCGTAGTTGATGACTGCCATCTGCAGGTCGCTCTTGTCGGCGTATTTAAGGCTGTCGAGTGCTGCGAGGCGTTTCTTTTTGTCTCCCACCATCACTGCCGCTTTGAAGGGGAAGTCTGCCATCTCCTCCATCTCCTTGGGCCATACACCGCAGACCGAGGAGGGGGCAACTACCAGAACCTTCTTGACCTTTCCATACCGCCACATCGCACCCATAATGGCGATGGCCGTGATGGTCTTTCCGCAACCCATCTCAAACAGTAATCCAAACCCCTTCTGGGTGGTTGCGTCCTCCCATTGGTCTGGGTTATACCCGAAGGTGATGAGGGCCATATTAGCCGCTCGGATTTGGTGCTTGAACAGGCTCTTGGTGACCGGGTAATGCGTGAGTGGTTTCGGCTCTTCTGCGTTCCGCTCCGCATTGACAAGGTCTGCGGTGCGGTGTAGATTCTGCCGATATGCTTCAATGTTGGGAGGTAGCTTGCCGAACACCGTGAGTTTGTCGAGCAGTCCAATACTGGCTCGTCCTTGCAGGCATTGCTGTGCTTTCACCCAACGCATCAAGTTCCAAGACTTGATGATGTTGTACTGGTCGGTGCTTATTTCCCGAAGGATGAGGTCACCGTCCCGAAGTGCTATCTTCATAGGTTCGTCCTTTCTTTGGAGGGGTTACTCCATGAAACCGCCGAGCCAAAGACCGCCCACGAACATCCCAAGACCGATGAGGCTCTGCTTTATGATTTGTGCGAAGGGGATGAGGTCGAGGTCACTGCTGCCGGCCGTGCCGAGCATGACCATAAATCCGAAGAATGCGGTCAGTCCGCAGATGACCCGCCAGACCTTTAAGGCTCGTTTCCTTGTCATGGTAATTACCTCCGTTTGTATTTTGCTGTGATGACCGCTCCGCACTTGGAGCAGTTGTAGGTGTTGATGAAGTGGCGAGGGCCGTCTCCGTGGGATACGAACCGCCACTCGGTAGAGCCGCATTTATCGCAAACCCACTCGCCCTGCTCGTCCGTATGCGCCCCTCTGACCGTTGGCATATCCTCTGGTGGTATCTCCGGCTCGGTGTACCGCTGACCGCAGAACACACATCGCCCTTCTTCGTATGCAGGCTCGTGGCAAGCAGGGCAAACCGTAATGGTTACTCCGTAGGAATGCTCTCGGAGCGCCTGCATCGGCTCTGCCGTGAAGTTCGGCTTGCCCTCGTTATCTGGGAAACGCTCACACTCGATGCAACTTTCGAGTTCCTTGTCGCATACGAGGTCGTGCCATTGGCAGCGATGTCTTTTCATCGTGCGTCCTTTCATTCGCTGACCTCCTTTCAGTTCTCATAAGGGGAAGGCAGCGACCAGTCCCAGTAATCCGTGCCCTTCCACTCGTCCGTGAAGTAGTTTTCAAAGCCGTCTCCGACAAAGAAGCAGTATCCTTCCGGCAGAACTCTGCCGACCTCCGTCTCGCCGTTCTTCTCGGCGTTCCAACGCTGCAGTACATCAACCGCAAGGTCTCGCAGTTCCTCAATAACGGGGTGGTCTGGGTCGTATCCGCTGAACTGGTAAGGTGCTGTGACAACCCCTTCGATGGTGTTCGGATACCCTTTAGCGTCCACTCGGTTGAGGATGCACCATGCGACCGCCGCTCGGCGTGTGTCGCTCTTTACGATGAGTGCTTCGCCATACATCGTCTTTGCTATGTACTCAACATCTGCCTCGTCCGGCATCCAAGGGGTCGCTGTGGCTTCTGTGGGCGCTTCTGGCTCGGTTTCCGCTGTGGGGGTGGCTGTTGGTCGACCAACGCCTGTCGAAGGCTGTGGCGCGTCCTGTGCGACCTCTGCGGTGTCCGCCGTGCAAGCCGAGACTATAATCACGAAGATGATGAGCAGTATCGCTGTGATGGCAATCAAGGTGATAAGTTCCCTTGGGTAATGCCGTTTAGATTTGTGTCTGCGTGTGTTGCGCATCTCTTGCCCTCCTCTCCTGTTTCCATCGCTCATAGTCCTCTCGCTTGGCAGGGTCAGCGAGGGCAATCCGGATGCTTGCTGCGAGTATTGAGCAAGCTGTCTGCCATTCCCCGTCCGGCACGAGGCTTGGGTCTATCTTGACCCTGTCCGTTGTCGTTCTCGCCATCTTCTCGGTTCTCCTTGTTCCTTTTTACGCAACATCGTCCGCAAAAAAAATACTCATGTCAAAGCCGAAGGTAGCGCAAATGGCTCTCATCTCCGAAATGTAGAAGTCGGAATCGCCATTGATTTTGCACATCACCGTGGCTTCGGTGGTATGGATGACCTTTGCCACATCCTTGTAGGTGATGCCTCTGGATGCAAGCAGTCGCTTGAATTTAGTGTAAGGTGCGTGTTTCTTTCTCATGGTATATTTACCTCCTTTTATATGATTCCGTGCAGCATTGCCGAGCGGACATCGACATAGTTTGACAGGCCCCGTTCGAGCAGGGTCTTAATGTACTCCTCGGACTGGTATTCGATGTGATACCGCTTCTCGACCAGTTCGCAGTCCTCAACCTTTGCGACCGTGGGGAAAGGGTAACCGCAAGGTATCAGCAGTCCATCGGCGTGGTTTACTCCGCAGACAACCCAAGTCTCGCCTGTCGGCTTGTGCTTGACGATGTCATTGGGCATAATCTTCTCGTTGTTCATGCGCTTACCTCTTCTTCATAAAATAGTAGTATTCGCCATTCTGTCCGTTCCGCTTGTCCAGATTGTAGAGGCTTGTGATTTTGGAAATTGCATCCTCTGCGGTGTCGTACATATTAACGAACTGCTGCTTGCCTGTGGGGAGATGCTCGTAATAGACATAGTACATCGTGCTGTCCTCCTTGTCAGATGTTTGAGAAGTAGCCTTTGACGATGCCGTAAGCCGTGCCCATCGGAGTTCCCTCGGTGGTCACGAAGTTGCACTTGCCATAGATGTCGAGGTATCCGTAGACCCGGCAGTCCTCAAAAATGCTCTCGAAAGCGAAATCGACTGTCTCGCCATCAAGGTCGACATCATCAATGTCAAGCTTGGTGATTTTGGTCGAGAAGCCGAACTCCTGCAGGATGCCATTTTCGATCATGGCTCTTATGAACTTTCTGAACTGGTTTGCGTGTGGCTTTTGATTCATCACTTTGTTCCTCCTTGTTGCGTCCGTGTTCCTGTTTACGCTTACATTATAACTCTGGAATATCCCTGTTGTCAATAGATTTTTCGATATTAAATGTAACTTTTTCGTTACTGGCATTGATTTTTCGTTGTTTTAATGCTATAATTGACGCAACGAGGAGGTAACGACTATGAAGATAAAAAGGTACGATACAAGCGAATTCGGCAAGAGACTGCGTTCCCTCCGCATCGAACGAGGTTACTCGATGGACACCTTCTGCGAGAAATACAATGAAACGAGCAAGCAGAGGTTGAGCAAGAGTACGGTATCCAGATGGGAGAACAATACGCAAGAACCGATGCTGTCCACTGTGGCAGCAATCGCTGACTTTTTCGGCGTTACATCGCTGTGGCTTCTGGGCGAGAGCGATGACCGCACCTGCACCGCAAGCAATATCCAGAACAGCGCCGTTGTGCAGGGCAACAGCGCAAACACCCTCATCGTTCGGAACGGCAAGGATAGCGAACTGTCGCTGTCTGATATGGAGGCTGAACTCCTCCGTATCTTCCAGTCGTTGAGTGTAAAGGGACAAACTCAACTGTTATCTAAGGCATTTGAGTTAGAAAGTGAAGAAGGAGGAGAAAAGTGAAGATGGGACTTTTAGATTTTCTTAAGAAACCGAAGAATGTGAAGGGTTCTTTTTCTAATGAGAAGGTAGAACGCAAGAAGGGTGTGGTGTACATCACTCCGAACGGTAAGACATACCACGCATCGTGCGACTGCTTCGGCAGCAACACGGACGAGTATGCCGAAGTGCCGGAGCAGGCCGCAGTCCAAGCCGGGTTCAAGCGGTGCAAGAAGTGCGACTGGGACTGGTGGGAAAGGACGAACCGATAATGGCAAAGAAGAAGGCATCGGAACTCGTCAAGGGCGTTATTTATGCCAGATACTCGTCCTCTGGGCAAAGGGATGAAAGTATCGAGGGACAACTCCGAGACTGTCACGCCTTCGCAGAGAAGTATGGCATCACCGTTGTGGGGGAGTATTGCGACAGGGCCTTGACAGGCACATCGGACAAGCGTCCAGAGTTCCAGAGAATGATAAGGGATAGCAGCAAGGGTCAGTTCAGCGTGGTTATAACTTGGAAGAACGACCGCTTTGCCCGGTCCCGATATGACAGCGCAATCTATAAGTATAAGTTGAAGCAGAACGGCATCCGTATCCTATACGCCAAGGAGAGCATTCCAGACGGCCCCGAAGGGATAATCCTCGAATCGGTGATGGAGGGGTTTGCAGAGTATTATTCTGCGAACCTGTCCCAGAATGTGAAGCGTGGCAACTATGACAGTGCATTGAAGCGTCAGACGCTCGGACAGACCGTCCTTGGCCTGCGGAAAGGCCCCGACAAGCGGTTCGAGATTGACCCTGCGACCGCTCCTGTGGTTCGGCGTATCTTCGAAGAGTATGCAGCCGGCCGCCCTGCGGTCGATATATTTACCGACCTCAACGCAGAGGGATATAGGACGAGCCGAGGAAACCCCTTCAACAAGAACTCACTCCGGCGTATCCTTCAGAACGAGAAGTATGTCGGCGTGTATGAGTTCGCCGATATCCGAGATGAGAACGGCATACCGCCCATTGTAGACCGCACCCTGTTTGATAAGGTTCAGAAGATGGTGGAGCGGCACCACAGACAGCCTGCTGCCAAGAAGGTGGATGGTGGGTTCTTGCTGACCGCAAAGCTGTTCTGTGGCGAGTGCGGAGCGCCGATGACGGGTGACGGTGGCACGGGACGGAGCGGACAGGTGTACTCGTATTATATCTGCAATAACCGCCGAAAGAAGAAGTGCGACAAGGAGAGAGCGCCGAAGCAGTGGATAGAGGATGCCGTTGTTGCGAAACTCGCCGAGATAGTCAACGATGACGATATGATTAACGAGTTCGCAGACCGCTTTATGGCGTGGCAGACTCGGCAGAAGCAGAGCGGAACGCTCTCCGGCTTGGAGCAACGCCTAAAACAAAACGAAACCGCCATCAAAAACACCATGAGTGTAATTGACAGCGGTCTGATAACGGATAGCCTTAAGAGCCATCTTATGGAGTTGGAGGCAGAGCGTGTATCGCTTGAAGCAGGCATTGCGAGGGAGCGGATGGAGGCCCCAGAACTGGAGCGTGACAGTGTGGTTTGGTTTTTGGAGCGTTTCCGAGATGGTGACCAGAACGACCCTGCGTGGCGTATCTTCATCGTTGAGACCTTCTTGCAGGCCGCATATCTTTACGATGACGGACGGCTCTTGATGAGCCTTAACTTTGGTGGCAAGAATAACACCGTAACGGTGCAGTTAGCCGAGAAGGTTGTGTCGGATGGCGAACCCTTGTGTTCAAGCTTCTCGCCATCTGGCGCACCAAATGACGCAAATTTGAACCGCCAGACGGTCTATTTCTTAAATGGACTGTTCGTAGCGTTCTCATTTGTGAAAAGCAAAAAAGCCGAGGAGTAATCTCCTCGGCTTTGCTTTATCCTGCGGCACCGTTGCTATCGCCGGAGGATTTGTCTTTTACTTTTAACCCTGCAAGCAGAGCCAGTTCCGCTGTCCAAGCAGCGAACCACGCCACAGTCAGTTCGCTCGGAACAATGTGGTCGTGCCAACTGATAATCAAAACGGCGATGGTGTACCAAGTGAGGTTGACCATAGCAGCGATGACGAAGAGAGTGCGTTTTTTGATTGGCGCTCTCTTCTTTTTGCGTCTTCGGCGCTTCTTCTGCACTGCCATAATTACACCTTCTTGGTGTAATCCAAAGCAATCCAACCTGCACCGGACTTCAATTTGCCCCACTCGCCCGTGGTATCTTCAAGGACGATGGTGTAGACACCCTTGTCCTTGATACTGCCTGTGATGGCGTAGTTCGTGCCGGGGCCTTTGCGGATATTCAACTCGGATGCGGTGACCTTCACGAGGTAGGGCTTGAATGTGGTGGTTTCCGAAGTCTTGACCTTCTGGAGAACCTTGACCGATGCCCAAGAGTTAATGCCGCTCTCCTGTTTGTTGGTCTTTTTATTGACCTTCTTGCCGAGCAGAACGCACCGCTCACCACCCTTGGTGACGGCCTTGCCACTGCCCTTCGGGGAATCAATAGCGGTCACGATGTGGGTGTAACCCGTCTTGACCCAAGAAGGGATGCCAGAGCCTGTGGGGTGGTATTTGGTAGCTGTAGAAACGAAGTCCACAGCATCACCGACAGCGAAGGGACAGTCGTTCGTGGTGGTAGAGACATCGGTGTCCTTGCCACCGACATTTGTGTCGGTCGCAACACCCAGACGCTTGTTGACCTCTGCTGCGATGGCCCCGTGACGCTCGTAGAGGTAAGTGCCGGGGCAGGACTTGTTGGCGTAGTCACGGTGAACGGTCATGTTGCATCCGTTCTTGTGATTGACACGGTCGCTCTTGTTCTCTGACCACACCAGTTTCTTGATGCCGTTCCGCTTGCAGATGTCGGTAACGAGGTCGAGCATGGCGGCATAAGCCTTGTCGTTGACGGCGTAAGGCTCGGTGGTGTCGCTTGCGACCTCAATAGTGATGGCGCGGTGGTCGTTCGCTGCGTTGGAGGTACACCAAGAGCGGTCTTTCTCCTCGCAGTACATTCCGATGCGACCGTCTACACCGACACCGTAGTTGGAAGATGCCTGTCTGGATGAGGGATAGAAGATGTTACCCAAAGTCTCAACGGAACACTGCCCCACCACGCAATGGATAGTGATGGTGTCGATTGCCTTGGTTCTGGGACTGGTTCGGTTGGGCGAGATTTTGGTGTATGAGACGAGAGGACTGTTACTCATTGGTGGATACCTCCTGTGTATCTTCGGTCTTTCCGTTGGCGTTCAAAATAGCAACGAACTTCTCAAAGGCTTCTTTGATGTACTTACAGGACACCAGAAGCACGGCCCCGATAATGACGATGTCGGCAAAAATATCTGTATATTCATCGGGGATTGCCCACCCCACCTGCGTTGCGAATAGGGGCAAGGTGGTGATTGCTGTGCAGAGAAGCGTCAAACCCACCACGAATGTGAGGATTTTGAGACCGCTTGCAATCAGCTTCGTTTTGTCAAAGGACTGCTGCTGAACCTTGATGTTATACCACAGGGAGAATGCGACATTCGCAAGGTATGCGGCACAGAAAATCAGCATCGCCCATCCGATATTGACAAGGTTCTCAAGGACTGCGTTTAACATTTGCTGTTCCTCCTTTACTTGGTAAGTGGCAACTCATCAACCTCGGACATCAACTCGTCAAGGTCTCCGTTGCCGTTCAGTTTGTTGTGGTACACGCTGTGCATCTGATGAAGGAGACGGCGTTCATCGAACGAAATCTCCCCTCTCTGCAGGTATGCAAGGCCCAGAAAGCGAATGCGGTCGAGTAAAATGTACCGCTGTCCCTCCATAACGGAGGCGATATTCTGCTCAATTTTGTCGAGCCTTTCCTCCTCCGCTTTCTCTTGGTTCTCGGCATCGGCTTCAGCCTTGTCCTCTTTCTTTGCCTTGCGGTTGAGATGCCACTGAATGCAGTTGTCAATCAGTTTAATGATTGCGGCAGAAGCGGCGCCAGTAAGCAAGTATCCGATTATCTCCATACTGCTCACCCCTCTTTCGGCTGTTGCTCACGGTCACCGAGAAGGTTCGCATACCGAATAGCAACGGCCGCTTTCTCTTCCTCCATCACGATTGCACCCATCTGATTTAGGGCATCGCTCTGTGCTTTGATGATATTATTCTGTGCCTCGCAGATGGCACAGAGTTCTCGTATTGTTTCCCAGTTATTCATCAACTACTTCCTCCCAACCGTAGACACCCGGCTCCCAGACATTGTTGTCTACCGTAGAAGTCCAATGCTTCTCGTTGTGGGATACCTTCGCGCCGACACTATAAGCGTCCTCCGAGCCGACAGGCTGTGACCATGCAGGCCATTCCTCCGCAGGGTCGGCAATATTGACCCAGAGGCTTGCAGATACATCCGGCGTCCAATCCGATTGAGAGGTATGCTCTGTGAGGCAACGGTACAGGAGGTCTCCGTATCGGCGAATGCTGCCGACTGCGTAAGAAACCTCCGACTGCCACTCGGTAAAGAGTGAGGAGTGTTCGCCTGCGGTCACATCATCGATGGAGCCGCTTTCGGCGAGGGTTACGAAAGTAATGGATGCGGCCGAGTTTGCCTCCTGTGTTACCTGCTGAACAGGGGCGAACTTGTCCACATTTCGCCAATGGTCGCTGATGGTGTACCAGTCATAACAGCGTCCTTCTGCATCCTCCTCCGAGTGGTAGTGTTCGATGATGCGGCACACATCGGTGATGGTGGCATCGGGGTATTCTCTCACGGTCTGAATGAAGCCGGAAAGGTGGGTGTGTGCGTCACCGACCGTTTTAAGGTTCTCGGTGATTACGCTGTCGCGCTGCACATATCCGAAGATGTAATCCATTTTGCTCTCTCCTTTCGGGCGTAGGCCCTAATAATATTTTTAAGGTCTCTTTGCAACCGCCCCTTGACGAGCCGTGCATACAATCGGACGCTGTTACAGTGCCGAAGCTGTCCGAGGCGTGACAGCAATCCCAGAGCCATTGTGTATGGGATGGCCGCTCCTCGTTTTAACTTCTTGTAATAACAGGCGAGTTGACGCTTCAAGCGGAAGAGGTTTCTTTTCCGAAGGAGCGTGTAACCGTGACCATAGCGATATCCGAGTGCCGTTGGCAGACGAACTGCCGTGGCGAAATACTGCCATGTGCTTTTGAGTTTCAGTCCGATGCCTGCAAGCCATCCGGAGATGGCCGCAATCAGCTTCTTTAGAGACCGCTTGTTCGGCGAGAAAATCGTGAAGTTGTCCATGTATCTCAAATAATGGGACACACGAAAACCGCTCTCCCTAATCATGTGGTCGAGCGGTTGAAGGACAACATTGGCGAACCATTGAGAGAAATACGCACCGATGAGGATTCCGTCCTTGATAACCCTCCAAACGAGGTCGAGGACACGCCTGTCTTTGACAAGCTGCTTCATTCGGTCGAACACCACTTCTGGTTTAAGGCTGTCGTAAAAATGGTGGATGTCGAGTTCGGCACAGTACTTCGTGCCTTTCACATCATCACGCATCCATTTCTTGATGGCATTCATGCCGTAGTGGATGCCTCTGCCACGAATCGAACCGCAACAGAACCTGTCCATTCCACGCATCATCACAGGTTGTAAGGTCTGAACGAGTGCGTGGTGTATGTATTGGTCGGGCCAGAGCCGGGGTTCGTGGATGTCTCGCCACTTTCCGGCACTCTTGTCCCATCTGTGCTTCAATGCGACAGGAGACGGCTCAAAGCCGTTCTCGATGATGTTCCGAAGGTCAATGACCCTCTGGTCGATATCCTGCTCCACCCAATCGACAACCTTATTCGGTCGGTGGTGCGGATGCCAACGGTGTGTGCTATTTACCTCAAAGAGCGCCAATCGAAGGTTCTCGTCTGAGATTAGTGTTTCATATAGGTTATTTGCTCTTTTCATAGGGTTTCTATTCTCCTTGTTGCTTCACGGTGTTTCCTTCGCTCCGAGTGGAGAGTACTAAACCGTGCCCTTACAGCATTATCTTCACCAAGGGGTGTGCGACTACTGTACCCATCTATGATGTAAACCGCAAAAAGCGGATTACAGGAGAAGTGATATGGTAGCTGTTACCTTTGCAAAGGTGGCGGCAGCCGATGTTGGCGTTCGTGTTCGAAGCGGTGTTGTTACCGTTCAAGTAGAACAAGCCGTGGTTCTGGTTCTGGTTGTAGTTACCACCACAGTGCAACACGACACCACTGGAGTTGTAGTTGCAATAGTCCAGAATAGAAACCGACCGACAGGGAGAGAACATCGGACTACTGGTACAGTAGCCCCAAAGTTGGATTTAATCTGATGGTTTATATGCCAAGGGGGATGCGTCCCCCTTGGCGAACCCCCTTAAGGGAGTTTTTGGAGGCGGCAGCCGATGCTGGCGTCCGCGCTCGAAGCGGTGCTGCTACCGTACAAGAAGAACAAGCCGCGGTACTGGTCCTGGCTGTAGCCACCACCACAGCGCAACACGACACCACTGGAGTTGTAGTTGCAATAGTCGCATACATAGGTCGTTGCACTACCCGACACAGCGGAAGGATAGAGTGCCCATCCGAAGCCGGACGCTGTCGGCGTATTGTATGCGCTGATGTAGTTGCTCGAAGTGGGTCTTGTTCCGATGTTCGTGCCGTTGCTCGTGTCCGAGTAGTTTGCAGGGTTCAAGATGCCGTAGATGGTCGAACCGTTGAAATAGATGCCATCGCACCAGTCATAGACATTGCCCCACAAATCCTCAATATAGCGATACTGACATCCGACACCGTAGGTGGTGCGACTGCTCTGCATTGTGCCTGTATGATAAGGCATACTGTCGGACGCACCAACGGACTGTGCTGCACTGTTGTTGCCACAGCCGTAGCCGATGGTGGTCTGGCTGTCCCAGTCTCCATACTCCACGAGGTAGAGCATCTGAATCGTCCAGAGCATAGCGTAGTCAAACTGCCAATACGCACTGCCGAGGGCACTGATGCTGCTTCGTGCCGTTGCTCGTGTAATGTTTGCTTTCGGCGAAGCACCTGTCACGCTCTTATAGGACGAGTTGCAGTGATAGCGTCCGACATAGACGATATCTCTTTCGCCAGAGCCATCCCCTCTGTCCATGTGGGCAGGAGATACGGAGAAACCGTCCACGGCCTTATCAGCAATCTGAAGCTTCATGGTAGTGCCGGAGCGCGTCCACTTGTACCAGAACTTCGGAATTGCCACCAGTTCACCTGCGGTGGCATCGGTGACACGCACCATGCCTGCCCAAGGTTGGAGCGTGTCGAACGGTGAGCCGTAGGAGGACGCTCCGCTCAAATAAGGAACGGGGTCGGTGAAATTGGCCGCCTCGTCCGTTCTGCTCCAAGTGGTGGTGCTTGTGCCGTCCCACTGAACGCCATAAATGTGATAGTAGGACAGGGTGACGCTGACCGTCTGTCCGTTGCTCGAAATGGTGGCCGTATCGGTTGCGGTCTGCCCGTTCAGAGAGGATGTGACGGTATATGTACCCGTCTCGGATACGGTGAAGGTGACCGTGCCTGTGGAGGTTGCGGTCTGCGTCTCGCCACCCTTCTCAAGGGTTACCGTTGAGCCGCTGTCGACCGTTACCTTGATGGTCGCAGAGAAGAAGGTCAATGTGACCTCGTAAATCTGCACCGTATCGACCTCGACTGTGACAGTATTGCTTGCGGCACCGCTCTTGGTGGCCAGTACGGTGTAAGTGCCGTAACCGTCCACATCGAAATTGAGAACCGCTCCGCTCGATGTCTGCTGATAGGACTTGCCGCCACCAGAAACGGTGACGAGAGCACCACTCTCAACAGTTACAGACAGGCGAGGCTTCAATCCGAAGTCCTTTGACTGCGCTTCGGCGTTGCCGGCCGAGTTGATGACAACGACCTGCCCCTCCGTGCCTGTGATTTTTTCTTGTAGGTAGGTTTTGCTCATTTGGCTTTTTCTCCTTCCTGTTTTTTAGAACTCTACATAAATGCCAGTGGCATCTCGACCGAGAGTGAAGTCGAGCGTTCCCGTTGCCTTCATCACCGCACCGCCAGACAAGTTAGACACCAGCCTGCGAATATCCGAGTGAGCTTCTTCGGACTGATTGTGCGTTCCAATGGCGTTGGTGATATCGTCTGCGTTCGGCTTTGCATTCCACGCCTCTTTCTCTGCTACGGTCGTGTGGATATCCGTGTCCTCGGTATGCTCGGCGAAGGTCTCATCGAGTTCGGTAAGCAGTAGTCGGATATCGTTGTGCGCTGCGGTGTCCGCATTGTGGTTTTCGATGTCCCTGTGGGTGGCATATACGAGAGACGGGTCGAGCAGACAGGAGACGGTTTCGGCATCCCCAACGATGAGCGGCACCGTGATATGCTTTTCCACCGTCTCAACGGATGCGGCAGGGATGAAGTCTGCCGTATCGTATGCGTTCTGATAGCAATACAGGATGTCTTTGCTTCGGTCATCGGGATAGTTGGGGTCTGCGGCGAAAATGCCAATCTCGCGCCAGTAAAAACCCTCTGTCATTCCTGCGTTGGTGAACGCGCCGGAGATATCCACATAAGTACCAGAGCCGTTGGAGAGCGATGCATCGATGGTAACAACCGTGTTGATGAGGTCTGTGAGCGTGGCAATCGCCGTGGAGAGCGTCCCACTTCCGAGTTTGATTGTGGTAAAGATGATGCCCTGTCCGCTGATATTGTCGTAATAGAGCGCCTTGCCCACACTGGTTAGTTTTGGTGCTTGAAACACTGTGTTTTCCCTCCTTTACAAAGTGGCTCTGTTGAGCCGAATAAAATCGCCAGTATGCACCCAGAAGGCGATGTATGTCTGCATTGCTTCGGTGGACAGGTCGAGGATTATCTCATCGAGCCAAGCCGAGAGCCGCTTGACGGTGCTTAATACCCGTGTGAACTCCGCAACATCGGCCTGCGTGATTGCAGGGTTCGTGGTGTACGCTTTGAAGTGATAGGGTTCGCCACCGTAGTCGAACCACTCTTTGATGTAACCAGTCTCAAAGATGGCTTCAATGATGCGGTTTACTGCCAAAGGAGTGCCCATCTTCATATAGAAGGTGAGTGTCTCCCTTATCAGCGTCCGTTTGACATTGATACTGTAGTCCTCACGGTATGCCGGGGTTCGGAGTTCCGCTGCGAGGACATCAAGCACCTGCTCCGGCGCCTGTGACAGGGCCGCATATACTCGTGCCGTGTCCGCATAGGAGCAGACCGCATTGACCTGCCGTCCGATGGCGTAAGCGATGGCTTTGACCTCGTTCTGGGTTGCGAGGTTGTCGGGGAGAAGGTCTGTGAAGAGACCGTTTTTAATATCAATCATCTTCCAGACCTCCATAGTTGACCACGGCATCGCCGGACAGAGCCGAGACGGAGGTTGCGTCAATCGCAGTATAGATAGGAGCGGTCAGTTCGACACGCTTTGCCCCTGCTGCGATAATCAATGCGGTCAGCTTGGAGGGGTTGATGTCCCGTCCGATTCGGCGTTGCCATGTGATGTAGTCGTTCACCGCAGTCTCAACGGCAGACTGTATTGTGACCGCCTGTGCGCTGTCGCTGCGATTGATATAGTAGGTGAGGTTAATGGTGTACTCTACCTCCGCAGGTGCCGCCGCGGTCACCACATCGGTCATTGGACGGATGGAATCGTCACTCAAATACTCAAGCAGTCCAGAAATGACCGCCGAGGTCGGTGTCGAACCGTCTGCCATAATAAACACGATGTTGACCTCTCCGGCTTCGTGGTCGGATGTGGCAACCACATCTCCGATTGCAGGGTTGTAAGCCTTGGCGTGATAGAGATAGCTGTCCTCTGGGCCTGCGGTCGAGTATTCCGAAGGTGCGAGATATACTCGCTCGGAAAGGGCCGTGTCGCTCTCTTCATCTGCACCGCCTGCCGTCTCCACGGTATTGGTGACGGACTGGACATACGGAACAGGGTCAACCAGTGTCTTAATACCGCCGACTGCGATACCGTTGCCCTTGGCGGCCGCCTCGGTGCAAGAGGCTGAAACATCGACCGTCATACTGCCTGCAGGGATTTCGGAGTACTCGTCCGTGGCGAAAAAGACGTCATCGGCAGAAGACGCACGAGTGCCTGCAGGGATAGCCACAGCAACGCTCTGAACCGCAGAGAGTGTGAACCGAAGCACGGTCGTGGCAGAGGATGCAGGCAACCTCGTGATGCCCTTAAACAGGGCGAGGTTATCCAAGAACTCCGAGTAACTATACTTCAAGAGGTTCTGCTTACCTGCTCGGTCTACATATTGCAGTGCTTGGAAGATTTGTGCGGCCGCTGCGTTCAAAATCATGCGGTGGACGCTTGCCCGTTCGAGGGTGACCGTCTTGCCTTCTGCCTCTGTCATAAAGGCTTCATAGTCGGCAATCATCTCCGACTGCACTTGGTCGATGGTTTTGTTGTCAATAAAGCTGATTTCTGGCGTGTTTTTGATAGCGTCAATCGCTGCCATTTGTAATCACCACCTTTGGAATTAGTGTGCCTGCCGGACTTGCCACCCAAGACACGGATTCGACCCGTGCCTCTGGGATGAACTTTGCGATTTTCTCCGTAATCTCGGCCACATATAGGCTCTTTGAAGCCTCCGATGGCATATCGAGGAAACTCATGTCAACGCCAAACTCACGGTCGAGCGGCATCGTCCCGACAGGGGTAGAAAGCAAAAAAGAGATTTTGCGGTTCAACTCTTCGAGTGCTTCTCCTGCGAAGGTGTATGACAGGTGAAATTCGTATAATTTACTCATACATACTCCTCCAGACTGATTGAGAGGGTTGCCTTTGCCAGTTCGCCACGGTTGTAGATTTTGTCCCACGATTCGCTCGAAGATACCAATCTGAACGGGTTACTGCCGACAGGCTTTCCTCCGATGACGAGATACTCTGCTGTGCCACGCTCCACCATCGCCTTTACCGCATCAAGCACGGCCCTTGGCCGCACTCCAAGGTTTGAGGACAGGTAGATAGTGATGCTCACTGCTGTGTTCTCTGGGCCGAGGAACTCCGCTTTTGGCTTTGAACCGAAGGTTGTGTGCGTTGTCCATCTGCCGGAAACATCTCGTGTCATATTCTGAAGAAGGAGAGCCTTGTCATCGCTTACCTCAAAGATAATTTTTCTTCCGAGCGTTCCTACTACCGCCATCGTTGGTCACCTCCTTGCAATCTTCATTAAAGTAGCGCAAGGTGTAACCCTTGCGCTCTGCTCTTTGTATTTCGGCTCTCATGCCGTTGGAAATATACGAGCCGAACACCCATACTTCCGCACATTTTCCCATCAGTATCTCTCCGAAGCGGATGCCGAGCCTGCGCTCGAAGCTGTCGTTGTCATCGAGGAACTGTGGGAATAGAAGGTGCGGAGCGATGGGCAGACAACCCTTGTCTACTGCAAATCGGCTGTATTTTTGAGCCGCTGCGGTGTTTCGCTCTACATTCCCAGAAAAAGGGGAGCATATATAGACAATTGGTTTAAACGCCTTTATGCTCCGTTCTTCCTTAACGATGTTCGTCAATGCTTCGTATGCAGTCGGGTCTTGGTAACCCTCTGCGTTCTTTTTATTCACTCCCATACAAACACCCCCCTTATGACGGAGATGTGGTGCTGCCACCAATGCTGTCCGTGTGGGTGTGGTTTTTGAGGGATACACCGCCGCCAACCACATCAACGGATGCCGTGATGTTTTCTGCCGTAATATCGCCGTTCACGGTAATGTCTCCGTTTACGGTGAGGTTGCCGTTGAGGGTGATGTTTCCGAGGATGGTAATGCTTGTGCCAGAGCATTTGATGTAAGCAGTGCCATCCCTGTTCAAGTCCATTCTGAACAGACCCGCTCCGCTCTCTTTGGGAGTATTGATGTCGTTCCAATACCGTCCGAGGACAAGACCTGCCTCCATACCGTTTGAGAGGTGAAGGACGAGGACTTGGTCTCCAATTTCGGGCATATAGTACCGCTCCGACAACATCGGCATCGGCTTCGTAACGCTGTTATCCTTGTCGTGATAGACAACGCTCACGAGACCTTTTGCGTAGTCGATTGACGATACTTTGCCCACTCTGATAATTTCGCCTGCCATATAGCACCTCCGTTAGACCTTCGACAGGCTCAACTGCATGGTGTATCCGCTGCCAAGGCTGTGAACAACCTTGTCGATGTAATACTTGCCAGACAGCTTTGCGATGCCCGATATGGTGATGCATTGACCTGCGTAGAGTGATGCGTTGCCCATTATCGTCACAGACATACTGGTTGCTCCGTGGTTGGCGTTGTTCACCGCTGCGGTGATTTTTCGCTCTGCGTCTGCCACGCTGTCGGCCTTTCCGGACATCTTAAGGATGCGTTCGCCCTCGCCAACCTTGGCCACGATATCGTATTCGCTCAAAGGTTGCGTGTAGGTGTACTCGCCGCCTGTGTATGTGCCTGCAAGGGTCGTTTTCCAACTGAACGATTCAATATCGGACGGTCGGAGCGTAGCCACGGACGGCTTCGCCTTGTATGCCTCTCGGTCAAAGATGACTATTTTGTGAGCATACACCTTCATGGAGTAGCCGTATGTCTCGCAGAGCGACATAAGGAACTCGCAATCCGTCTGGGAGGACTGCTCGATGGATTCAAGTGTGAACTCTGCACCTTCGATATCCCAGAACAGGGCGATGCTTGCCCTTCCTGCGATTTCTGTAGCAATCTCCTTGATGGTTGCGTTGTCCCATGTCTTGGTTCGCTTGGTCTCACGGAAAGCACCGTCAGCAGGGACGGACACTCCCGATATACTGCCTGTCACGGGCCAGCCTGCGAAGCTAAAATCGTCTAAAGTAAAAAAGCCGCAGAAGAGAGAACGATTGTTGCCCTCTCGTCCCCAGTTCTGCAGCTTAATCCGTGCGGACAAGGTATCCCCGGCGGTCGGCATCCAAGACGAAATCCATCTGCGGTCTCTGTCTTGGATGTCGATATCGATGCTGTCCGCTTCACCGCTTGCCGGGTCAGTATAAGTGAAATTCGTTGTCATGCCGGCCATCTTACTGGTAACCGCTGCACCGTTCCAAGTAAGGTCGACCGTTGCGCTTCTTGTGTTCATTCGTTCGTCCTCCATATCGGTGCATCAGTCGAGGTATCGCCCTCCGGCAAATCTGGTGTATTAAGCACAACCCCTGCTCCGAACACGAAGGTGTCCAGAAGGGGGAGGTTGTTCTGCATGAGCCATCCTGTGCAGGATTCGTCACCATACACCTTAAAGGCAATAGCGTCCCACGCATCGCCTTGGATAGTTGTATATGTCTTTTCTCCCATGCTCCAACCTCCTTATGCCATACTGAAGCTTTTTCTGCGTTCTTCTGTCCGCATCTGGCTGTAGAGCCGTTTGAACTCCGCAAAGCTGATGCGGCCTGCTTCGGTTGCTTCTTCCTTGGTGGGATTACCGTAGAAGTTGAACACAGGAGCGAAGGTTACGCTGTCGTTCTGATTGTAGCTGTTGGTGGCAGTAGCACCACCTTCGAGCATATCGGCCAGCTTGGAGAGAGGGAGGATTGCCTCCGGCTCTGTTCCTTCACCGACCATCGCAAGCGTTGCGTTGGTGGCAATACCACCTTCTGCAAGAGCAGGGATAGTCGGAATGTTGAAGCCGAGTGTAGTACCGCCGAGACCCGGCACCCAGTCGGGAATGGTCACGGAGATGCTGTTGATTTTCTCAATTACCCAGTTGATTGCCGAGATAACTGCGTTAATCGGCATCTTGGCGATGTTTACTATCGTGCCGAAGATGTTACCGAACACCCCCACAATGGACTCCCAAGCGGCGCTCCAGTTCCCAGAGAAGATGTTGGTTATGAAGTCGATTAGACCGCCAAAAATGGCCGTCACGCCTTCGATAATCGGGGTTATGGATGCGAATGCCGTGTTCAGCACCGTGGTGATGAGGTCGGAAATGACCGTGATTGCAGGCGAAAGTGCGCTGATAATCGTAGTCACCAACTGTCCGACAAGCGTAATAATCGGCGAAAGAAGTGCGATGATATTTGCTATCGGGGGCAGTATCTGGGTCAGAATGTCGAATACAGGTGTGAGCACATCGAACAGCGTGACCAGAATAGGTGCGAGGGTTGCGATGAGTGTCGATACGACAGGCAAAATTGCATCCACAATTTGCATCAAAGGAGGCAGTAGCTTGTCGAGCAAGGACACGATTGGCGGCAAGATGGACGATATCAGTTGCATCGCCACTGGTAAAATGCTCTTAAGGAGCGAGGTTATAGTTGGCAGAAGGCTTGCGATGAGTTCCGAAAGAATAGGAACGATGTCGCTTGCAAACTGTGTCGCAAAATCCACGACTATGGGGACGAGTTCCTCGATGGCAGGGATTATGGCTGCAAGGCTGTCTGTGATAACAGGCATAAGAGCCGTGACAGCAGGCAAGAGGGCCGTGACAGCCTCGTTAATCGAATCAAAGAGGGTGACCGCCATAGGCTCTAATGCAACCTTCATCTGATTGGTGAACATCGTCCACTTCTCGGCGAGGTCGTAGGTGTCCTCTGCGGCCCCGTTGATGGTTTCGCCGGACGCTTCGAGTTCACCCATGAAATCCTCCATCGCCAGAGTTCCGTCTCGGATAGCTTGTGCCATTACCGTGCCGGAGCGTGAGCCGAACAACTCCATAGCGAGGCTGATTGCCTCTGTCTCGCTGTTGGCATTGAGGATTGCATCGTAATATTTCTCGTACGCATCCTGTGCTTCGAGACCCATATTAGCCGAAGCCTTGACCGCATAGGTCATAGCTGTCATGACCGTGCTTGTTTCGTAACCTGCCTTCTCCAACTTACCGAGCATCGCTGCGGATTCGTTATAGGAGAAACCCATCTGTTGGAATGCGGCACCGTTCGTCTGGACGAGCGATGTGAGTTCGGTGAACCCAATGCCCGTTGACTGCGATACCTTAAACAACCAGTCCATGCTGTCAGACATCTCGTCAGCACTCAAATTGAAAATCTGGAACGACTGCGAGGATGCTTCGATAACGCCGCCGAGGTCATCGCCCAACATATCCGAGACTTGTATTGCCTGTTTGGAGAGCGTCTCCAAGCCGTCCCCCGTCAATCCGAGACGAGTGTTGTAGTCGGAGATTGCCTGTGCTGCACTCTCCATATCGGTTGGCACGGAGGAATATACATCCTTCATGCTGTCCTTTAAATCTTCGAGTGCTTCGCCTGTTGCACCAGTACCTATACGGATGGTGTCATAGGCGCTGTCGAACTCCGCTCCGAGGTCATAGAGTGCCTTACCTGCGGCAATAGCAGCGGTCGCAACCGCTGCCCCGGCAACTGCGATGCCCTTGAAGGCTGCCTTTGCGTTGGTGGACAACGAACTGACTTCTTTCTGCGCGGTCTTGGTTGCATTCTTGAACGAACTCTCGACCTTGCCTGCGATTTTAATTGCGAGTTGGTATTCGCTGTTTGCCATGTTCGGCCACCTCCTTTGCCAGTTCGATTAACTCATCAACGGACAGGGACATGAAATAATCAATCCCCGTCCGAGTGATGAGCGACAGGTTCAGACACGCTTTGCGTAGACTTGGCGCGTCTAACCCTGTTAGTCCGCGCCGAAAATAAAACCCGTGACGATGTTCTTCAGCTTGATAGCGTCTCTCGCAGGGAGACTGGTAAAGAACTCGATGGGTCTCTTCGATACACGGGCAGCGATGACACAGGCATACTGGAGGGACATTTCGGGGAGCATCTCAACGGTGCCGCCCTTACTCATGACCTTCTGGGCCGCAATCATATCTGCTGCGGTGATGTTTTCGATTTCGGTGAGGTCTACTTCGGTGAAAGTCTCACCCTCGAAAGTGTAAGGTTTGGAGAAGCGGAGAACATAGGTGTTCTGCTCCTCGATTTCGATGTTTTTCTCATTAGCCATTAGCACAGAGACCTCGCTTTCTCAAGGATATCGACACCGTTCAGCTTGTAAACGCTGTTCAGCTTGTCGAGTTCGACCTTCGGACTGTCGGCGAGGTCGATGCGGATGTAGGTCAGTTCGAGTTTGATTGCACTCGCCATGGCCGCACCCTGTTTAACAGTGCCGCCCGTGAAGGACTTGCATCTGCCGCGCAGAACCACACGCATACCGACATAGTCAACGCCACCGCCAGTCGTGGTCACTTGGATAGAGCCACGGAGGGTGATGTTGACCTCATCGCCGGGGTTCATCAGAATGAAGGTATCATCCGTGATGTTGCGGAACGGAATCTCAATCTCCTGCGAACCGAAGTGACCGATGGTGGGGTCATCGATTTCACCGAGAATGCCGGGGCCGCTGATGGTTTCGCTGATTGCCTCGAAGTCGGGCAAGGTTACCTCGCCAGAGAGGCCTGCGAGAGTACTGCCGTCCTTGTAGACATTGAACATATTGATTTTAGAAGGAATGCCCTGCATAGTTTAATCCTCCTTTCTTAGGACTGGAGCGCTGCGGTGAGCGCGTCAGTGTCGAACTCCAGAATGTCCTCGATATCCTCTGCAGGAGTGTAAGGAGCAAGATACTGATGGAAGGTAATCTTGCCGTTGAGGATGTCGGTGGTGGGGTTCTCATCGGCGAGGTACTCGACACGATAAGTCGCACAGTAGCCTCGTGCCACATAACCGTTGCCTGCGATATTGGCGCTGTCAACGATATTCTCGATGAGACGCTTGTTCATCGGGTTATCGACCTTCTGGAAGTAGGTCAAGATGAAGCTGTTACCTGCCCAAGTAAAGAAGCGTCTGCAGCAGAACCATCTGTCCTTGGGGTCGGTGGTGGACGGATAAGCACAGGAGTTGTTGCCCCAAGACTTAAAGCCGTTCATATTGAGCATAGTGACCACGCCGTAGCCGTTGACGGTGTTGGCTTGGTTCTGGTCGAGTTTGACCTCCGTTCCATCGTAAAGCACGGTGGCGGTCGCGCCACAGGACTTGTTGGAAGGAGACAGGTAAGGCACATCGTTGTTGTTTGCGTCAAGCTGCTGTGTCAGAGCGGCCATAATCGCAGACATATAGAACTTCTTATCGCCGACCTTCGCCATGGGCCAACAAGCGATGGCGTGGGCACTGGTAGCGCCGAGGGAGTTCTTTGCGGTCAGAACATCAGCGTAAGTTGTGGCGTAAGGAACAGCGGTCGAGCCTTCGTTCACGCCAGAAGCCGTGCAGATGTCGAGGACGCACTCACAGGTGAAACAACCGTTGATTTCGGTACACTTTGCCTGCATAGCGGCCGCAACGCTCGGATAGTGAGACCAGCCGGGAGCAACGAGCAAGCCGGGGGTCATTCCGAACATAGGATAAATCTGACGGATAAGCTGCAGACCAGTTTCGGTGTTGCCGTTCGCAACGCCAATAATATCCTCGTAGTCAACCGCAGTCGGGTCGAGGACATTACCGCTGGCAAGATGAAGGGTGGTTGCACTGTAAGCACTGCCACCGTCCAGAACGGTAGCCACAAGGCGGCCGTCAGCGTCAAAGGCGAGAGTGTAGTCGGTGTCCAGAACGAGAGGGTCAGAGGACGATTCGTTCAGCTTCAAAACAACACTGCTCTTGATGATGCCAAGAGCCTCGAAGGTGGCCTGATGGTCGGAGACGGTTGCGGTCTCCGCAGTGAGAGCGGTCTTGTGGGTAGCAGGGTCGAGAACATTCACGAGGATAATGGGAGCGACATTCTGCACATTGAAGCAAGTGTAAATGCTCTGGCAAAGAGTGTATTTCTCCCAATCATCGGAGTAGCCGACAGCTGCACACGCCTCCTTGTAGGAGTAGCACAGCTTCGGTACATTGACCGCCCCTGCAGGGTTATCCACGAGGTTTACCGGGGCAGTTCCGAAGATGACCTGCAGTCCGGCAGTGCCAGAAATAGGTGCGGTCAAACTCGTTTCCTGCTCGGAAACATAGACGCCATGTTTATAAGGCATATACTTTTACCTCCTTGTTAAAGTGATTTCTTGATTTCCAGATAGATAGCATAATAAGGGCCGCTCTTCCCCTCAATCTGTATCCGCGCATCACGCAGTTTCGTGATGGGGAGAATGAGGTTGTTGATGAGCGGCACTTCCTTTGCCTTGTTATCCAACGCCTCTGGAACAACGCTGAACATAGAATAACGATTGCACACATTGGGAATCGTTGGGCCGCAGTAAACCTTGATGGTGGACTTGGCGGCCTTTTTGTTTTTAGAACTCATGCCAGTTCGTCCTCCTTTTCGATGGCAGGAACTTCGAACTGCATCAAAAGTCCGCCATAATAATAGGGATAGGTGTCCTCGTCCGAGAGAGACCAGTCCAGAGGGTGGCGCATAACGAACCGCCCTGCGAGGACTGGGTCTTTCCCGAACCGCTCCACAATTCTGTGGATAATGCCGAGGATATCTTGGTGTCCGTGCCGTGCCGTGTTATCATCGCACACGCAAATCACGACAGCAACCGTAAGGATGTGAGCGTCATCCTCTGTTGCCTTTTTGCCACCAGTAATCTCCGAGACGATATAAGGCTCTGGCAAATCCTCATCGAGCAGGCTCTCGTCATTACCCTGTTTAACAGGGAGAGAGTGGACGAAGGACTTTATCTTGACGCTGTGTCCGATGCTGTTCATGAAGGTTCGCTCTTCGAACAGGCTCTCGAACTCCTCCGCAAGACGCTCCTCAAGGTCGATATATGTACCTGCGTCAAATGTCATTTCTGCTTCACCTCCACCGTCTTTTTGATGTATTTTCTGATGTTGGCATCCAAGAGGTCAGCGATTTTCGGCTCAACTTCTCCATAGACTTGCTTCTCATTACCTATCATCTTGGGGATGGAAGGAGAGAGAAGCTTTTTCACAGGCAGTCGCTCTGGGCCTCTTCGCTGAACGATGGATACATGACCGCTTTTGAATTTTGCGACAAACGCCTTCAAGTTCCCCATTTCGAGACGCTTCATACTGCTTTTGACGAGGACTTTGCCTGTCGCAACATCTGGTCTTGCGGCTCCTGTGGTCGGACTTTTTGGGTTTGATTTGAAGTCTATCAACTCAAGCGGCGCACCTGCAGTAACAATCAACGCCTCCAACTTTCGAGCGGAGGCGTTTTTGATTGTCATTGCTTTGTTGAACTTGCTCTTTTTGATGACATAGATTTCCTTCGCTTGGTCGGCAAGCATTGTTCTCGCATCCTTTGCGGTTGCGTTCAATGCCTGTTTCAGAACTGTGGGTGCTTTGTCACGGTATTCTCCGAGTTGGTCAGCAATGGTCTGCACCAAGCCGTTATCATCCACGGTGAATACAATCATGACCTAAACGCCTCCAGTTCTATCACATACAAGCCAGACTGCGAATCAACATCAACAACCTTATACCTCCGACTGTCGAAAATAATCTGGTTGCCGACTGCGGGTTTAGCACCATACTCGGACGCTCGAACCATGATGAGTTTGTGTCCGGCATACAAACCGCTGTCGCTTGCCGTATAGACACGCTTCGCAGTTCTGCGGATGAGTTCGTCATTATCAACGACCATCCGCATCTCAACATCATTGATAGTATGCGTCTCCCAGAACTCTTCGAGGTCGCTGAACCACACCGTTCCGAGGTCGGATGCTATGAGGTTCTTGAAGGCACTCACTTCGTGCTTGCCTTCTTCTTGGTGGTCTTGGTGGTCTGCGAAGCCTTCTTCACCTTGGCTTCTGCCGCATCGCCGAGTGTGGTGTCAGCGGATGCGGCTTTGGCGCGGTCGGATTCCTCTGCTTCCCAATAAGCAGACTTGCACTCAATCCACGCCTTGACCGTGGCGGCGTCATAATAGGGGAGTTCCTCGCCTGCCTCGTAAACACGGTTCAGATAAAGGATGCTTCGAGCCGCTTTGAGCTTCGCCATGTCCGATACCTCCTGTTACTCTGCCGCCGCCATGAGACCGGCCGCTACGAGCGCATCGATGACGGCATCGAACTCTGCCTTGGTGGGAGCAGTGCCTGCCGCCTTTGCGCAGTTTGCGGCCTGACGAGCCTCGGTGAGGCACACTCTGACGGTCGCATCGCCGGACTGAACAGCCGCGATGCAGAAGCCAGCAGGTGCGTTGCCGGATGCGGTCGTGGTGATCTGCTTGTTCTCGGCATCCCAGTACACGCCCTGACCTACGGCGATAGCGCCGGAAGCCTTGTCGAACTCGAACACGCCAGTGAGCGCAACAGCGCCGACAGCGCCGACAGCGATGTCACAGCCGGCCACACCGATTCTGGTGCCGATAACAACTACATCGCCAGCGTTGATTTTGGCATTTCCAGTGTTGATGTAGTCGATGGTGTTGCCCTTCTGAATGTAATTAGCCATTAGGTTTTACCTCCTTATGTTTTATGCGGCGCGGTGATTAAACCACGCCGGGGTTCTTGTAGATGCCTCTGTAGTCGACAGCGGTGATACCCCAGTCGAGCCAGATATCCCAGACGAAGCCAAGCTGACCTGCGACCTCGCTTCTGCGGAAGGTAGGAGTCTCCTGTCCGTTGAGGTAGTCGACCTGAATGCTCTTGGAGGTAGCAGGGTCTGCGACCATAAACCAAGGCTTCGCATTCTCGCCGGAGAGGGTGTTAATCCAAGGAGACTGGATAACCTGCAGAGGATAGTTGTACAGGGGGTTGATGTCGTTGTTGGAAGAACCGACAACCTGTGCGCTCTTGAAGATGGTGGCAAGCACGAACTCGTAACCCATAGGCACGATGAGGTACTTGGGCACTTCGTAGATGGGGTCACCGAAGGGGTCGGTCTGGCCCTGTGCCAAGAGGATGATGTCCTGGATAGAGGTCTGGGAAGGAGCCGCACCAGTGGCGATGAGGTTCTTGTGACCTTCGTTAAACAGCGTAGTGCCGTCATAGATGGCAGGGTTGCTGCACAGGATTTTGTAGACCGCCTTGTCGATGGTACGCTTTGCGGCGCGAGTGTAGGCGGCAGGGACTTCGGCGAGGAAACCGATGTCATCGTTGATGAACGCCTGTCTGCTCATGCTGAACTGCTTGCCGTAAGTATCAATCTTACGCTGAGGCAGGAGATGAGTAGAAGGAGTGCTGTTCTTCAACTCGCCGTTCTCCGGCACGAGTTCGAAGTCACCAACACCGCCGAGGACGTAGGAGTGGTCGGGAGTGGCCTTAAAGTCGGTCACGCTGCCCTTACGCGTCCAAGCTTGGAAGGTGGTGGGAACTTTCTGGTATTCCTCCACGATGGTCTTCTTGATGGTGGCATCAAGGATGGCAGGGAATGCGGCAGTGGGGTTGAAGAAGTCTCTGCACAGTCTGGCGTACAGGTCATCCTTGCTCATGCGAAGCAGAGAAGAGGTCTTCTCGCCGTCACGGGACAGGCACTCGATTGCGATGTCGCGCAGGCTCATGCTGCGGAACTCTTCAGCGCCCTCGGCAGGCTTGTCGATGTCGTGACCCATACGCATCAGAATGCCATCGACCGCTGCAGCACGGAACTTGTCCTCGCCGGATTCAGCGACACGGACACCGCCTGCGTTGATGGGGCCGTTCTTCTTCTGGAGTTCCTCCAGAACGGCCTTGCGGCATTCGTCCACGGAAGTATCGTTCTCCAAATAGGACTGAGGGTCAATCCCAAAGGAACGACACATCGCTGTGATTTCGGACTGGCGCTTTCTCTCGTTTACAACGGCCTGACGAACGGCCTCGTCACTGCCTTCCTTCTTCTCACCACCGACCGCAGGTGCGGACTTGGCGGCATCAATTTTGGACTGGAGTTCGTTGAACTCTCTGGTCTCATCGGGGGTCAAATCACGGTTCTCGGAACGAGCCAGAGAAGTGATTTCGCTCTGACGAGCAATCATCTGCTCAATGTTCATATAGTGTTATCCTCCTTAAAGATAATTTTTGTTTACTTGAATTTGTGCTTCGAACGCGCCGAGGCTGTGCGGTTTCGGCTTGCTATCGCTGCGGCTCCGTCCGACACCGACCGTAGCGTCTGCCGGAACTGACACGACAGAGATTTCGAGCGGAGTCCATTTACGAGCAATGTCGCAGGGGCCAGTGAACCCATCTGCGGATACCTTGCCGGCCGCAACTTCCTCCCACGAATCCACGGAATAGCGGACAGACACACCTTTCAGTGTGCCGGACTTCACCTTCTGATAGATGAGGTCTGCTTCGCTGTCATCATCGAATGTAACTTCTGCCTTGCCACGCTTGTTTTCAATCCAAGCACGGTCAACTCTGCCGATAACCTTGTCGGTATCGTGATTGAACAGCAGCACACCGATTTCGTTCAGTCTGGTAAGGTCGACCGCTCCGTCAGCGTGGCTCAAAATCTCTGGGCCAAACCATCTGACATAAGGTTCTTCAGAACTGAAAGACAACTCGAACTTGCGCTCGTTGCCCTCGCCCTCAAGGGCGCGGATGGATGCTTTCCCGAAGGAACGCTCTCCGAGGTTCTTATTCATCTCCTCCGTCTCCTTCGGGGTTGTCCCCTTCGCCGCCCTCTGAAGGTTCTGTGCCATCTCCTTCATCGGCGAGTGGGTTTTCTTCTGGGTTTTCTTCTGGTTCTTCTTTCTGCTTGTACTCTCCAATTTCTCCACCTCCAATCTCAATGCCCAAGTTGTGGGCGTATTCGATGACCTCGGCGATATCATCCAACTGGTCGCGCCAGTCTCGACCATTCTCGGCTGCTATCTGCTTGAAGGTCTTTTGACCACTCTTCAGTGCGAGTTGGTTGGCACTGCTTTCCTTCTGGGGGTCAATCCACTTCTTCGGTGAAGCGACCCATTCGTGCTGAAGGTAGTCGTATTTGTTATCCCAAAATCCGGGCATTTCAAATAACCCAGATAGGTAACCAGAAATAATGAAGGTCTCGTAGACCTCGGTCATGACACGCTCACGCAGGAGTTCTACCTCTTCTGCGAAAGTAACCTCATCCTCGATGGCGCTCTGCCGAGCGGAGGAGTAATTGGTCTGGCTCATGTCACGGCTTGCTGTCTCGTAGGAAAGGCCCTGTCCTGCACCGATGAGACCATATTGCAGTTTGAGGAACGAGGTGGCCTCGGCGCTGTTGCCGGAGGGGTTGACCACCTGTATCTCATCGCCTGCGTTCATCTCTTTAATCATGCCGGGGGTGAGCGTCTTGCCTGTGTAATCGACACGACCGTCCGATGTTGCGGTGCCGCTTCTGCCGAGACCGCCTGTCGGGATGCTCTTCTTAATGAACACGGACAGGCAAGCTGCGATGCGTTCCTTTACGGAGACCGCAGTCACAAACTCGTTCACATCTCGAATGCGAGTGATGGTGGCACTCATGTCACTAATCTCTCGAATCTGGGACGGACGGGATTTTGTGTAGTAGAAAATAACATCCTTCGCAGGGACATAGATGGAATCGGTTGTCTGGTTACCCTCGACATCGTACTGTCGGAAGTAGTATCCGACAGGCTTGTGAAACTGGTCATACTCGATGCCGCTCACAACGGTGTTCCCCTTGTGCTTCGGCGAAGCAATAGTCCCATCAAGTTCATCTACATCCAAGCATTGGAGTTTGAGCGGCACGATTTCACCGTTGCGGACATACCGCTTAAGGATAATCATACCGCCGTCCACTCGTTTCCGAGTGACAGCCATACGCAGAATCTGATTGAAGGACTGTGTCCCCGTTACATCGCAGTGTTCTGCTTTGCACCAGAGTTTCCAGTACTTCTCAATCCTGTCGTTCAGCTTTTCATCTGGGGTCATTGCCTGCAGGGTGTAGCCCTTGCCGACAACATTTCTCCGATAAGCACGAATGACAGACTGTGCGATGTCGGAGTTCCTTTCCAAGTCCCTCGCTCTCGCACGGACAGTATCACGGCTGAATCGGTCTGTGACCTCTGCCGCTGCGTTATTCGTTCTCCACTGTGCGTTCAACCGACCGCCGGGGCCTGCATCGTAATAGCGGAGTTCTTCATAACTCTGTCTCCACGCTTCTCGTTCGTATGCCCTCTGCGGAGAAAACAGAAGGACGATTTTGTCAATGAAGTTCATTCCGATACCTCCTATCTACCCGTGAACATTGCCACGAAGGTATTGTCGAGGAGGTTGGAAGAGTTGTCTCGTGTGAGTTCTGCCTCCAACTCTTCTCGCATCTGTTTCAGAAGCGAGAGGTCGGCACGAGTAAGGCTTCTGCTGCCGATGCTATACGACTGCCCTCCGGCAAGCACAGCGTAGATTGCTTTGTTGACCTCGGCAAGCTGCTGTTCTTTTGTCATCTCTTGGAATTCGGCCATTCTCATACCTCCTTACAGCCAAGTGTCGTTTGCTCTTATCCAGTTCTCCTCTGGTGTCGGAGCATCTTTTTTCGGCTCTGGCTTCTTCGGCTCTTCCACCGTGTTCTGAAGGAACAGGTTTCTAACGCCTTTGATGTCAGCGGCCGCCATACAGTAAACCTCACAGTCGAGGTAATGGTTGTCTGCGTTCTCGGTCTTGGGTTGCCAGACAAGGGACTGCTGCCCTTTGCTGTTTTTCACATTGACCTTATGCTCCGCAGTAACCTGCTGTGCGTATTCCTCGTCACAGCCTTTATAGACCATCCACGACCCTTTTCCGTTCGGCTTTCGCATACGGCTTGCAATCATGTCTTTGTACTTACCGCCGTCCACCAACACGAGGTTCATGCCGTAAGCACGAGAGCCAGTCTTGTTGACGGTCGACAGCCGGTAATGAGAAAGCTGTGAGCCGACACCTTTACACGGGAGCGCCCACTCTGCATTGATTGCGCAGAAGTCATAGACCTCATCTGTCTGGTCACCACTGTCCACAAGGACAAGGTCAACCATAAACACCGTGCCGTCTGCCTTTCGATATTCGAGGTTCATGTATTTCTCGACCTCGGCGAAGCTGAACGCCTGTCCGTGTGCTATGTTCTGAGAAGTGAGGAAGTCTCCCCACGCTCGAATAGTCCAGTACAGGCAGTTCTCCTGCACATCGACACCGCCAGTAACAAGTTTTGTCCAGTCGGGTAATACAAACTGCTCAACCTCCGTCTGGCGCTCAAGCACCATCTCGGCATTCGTTTTCAGCTTGGTATCCTCCCACGGCTCGGCAAGCCACGAGTTGGTGAAGTTGTGCAGTAGGTCGGGGTCATCTTTGCTTTTGAGAAACTCCTTCGCAATCTCCGCAAACCTAACAAACGGAGAATAGAGGGTGTTAATCCAATATGCCACACGGCGCACCGTTTTTCCTCGTTCACGCACGACCTTCCACTCGCCAAAGGAAAGTGCGCGATTCTTTTCTGCATCGGAAATGGTGCATCCGCATTCTTGACACACATAGGTGGCAAGTTCTGCCCTGTCTGCCGCATCGAGGCCCGCCTCATCGTCTGGCCACCTCAAATTTTGAAACTTCAATTCTATCTGGGCCGAGCAATGAGGGCACGGGATAAAGTAATGCTTCTCGATGTCGGCAGATTCCTTCGCTTTCCAGATATGACCTGTGCGAAGGGTGGGCGTGGAACACATATAAATCTTGCGATTTATAAATGTCTTTGTTCGTTCTCTTGCCAGACTGATGGGGTCGGCTTCTCTCCGGCTTGCCGCAGGGAACTTGTCGACCTCGTCCAGAAAGAGGTATCGGATAGGTTTGGACGCAAGCGAAGCAGGCGAGTTCGCTCCGCTGATGCTCACATACATATTGTCGAACTGCAACTCCATCTTGGAGGAGATGCGTTCGTTGTAGTGCTGCTTGATAGCAGGCGAGTTCTTTATCATTGGGATGATGCGGTTCTCGCTCGTGCTATCGCCGAGGATGTCGGTCGGGTAAACTATCATGGTCGGCCCGGGGTCTTGTGCGATGAGATATCCGAGCCGATTGAGCAGCGCTTCTGTACCACCGACCTGTGTCGGCTTTACAAAGACCGTTTCCTCGATTTCAAAGTCGTTCATAGTGTCCATTATTTCGGACAGATAAGGCGTGACGCTGTTTCGCCAATGCCCCGGCATCGCCGAGGAGCGAACATCCAAGATGCGGTGTTCCTCTGCCCACTCGCTGACGCTGATGTCTTCTGGTGGGAGAAGGAACTCAAGCGCTACCTTCTGATATTCAGTTACTGTGAACGGCTTGTGCTTGTATTTCCGTTTTGTCAATCAGTGTCACTCCCTTTGCCGTCTACCTTTCCGGCGATGACAAAGCCTTGCAACATGGAATTGACCTCACGGGTTAGGTCTTTCTCAACAGACCTCGCCACAACGGGTTCGACCACGCTCGATATAGTTCCGGCAACTCGGCTCGGAATAGATAGAGCGAACTTCTTAAACACCACAAAGAAGCGTGAGTAGTCGACCTGTACTTCTTCGACAGAGATGTATTTGCCTGCGGCGATGGCTGTCCGAAGTTGGTGCAGTTCGCCTTGGCTCTCCTTGAGTGCGATGTCTGCCATCAGCTTTTGCTCTCGGAGTTCGGTTTCTCTCTTGTTCTGGTCTCTGCCATAAGCCTTATCGGAAAGATAAGCGATGTATTTTTGCACGGTTGGGCCGAGGTCATAGCGTCTGCCCTCCGGCGTTTGGACGGTTTCAATGATGCCTTCTTGTGTCAACTGCTGAACTCGGCGCACCGACACTCCGAATAGGTGTGCGATGACCTCTACCTTGTAGAACGAGCCGGAGGCAGGGTTAGTCTGAGTGGACATATCTAATACCCCCCCGTGAAGTTAAGGCGCAAGTCGTTACTCATCGAGCAACACCGCCTTATCGCCTGTGAGGTTCTGCCACCGCTCGATGATAACCTGCGCATAGCGTGGGTCGAGTTCCATCGTGAAGCACTGCCTGTCCAACTGCTGTGCTGCGATGAGGGTAGAGCCAGAACCACCGAATGGGTCAAGCACCTTCCAGTCGAGCATGGAGGAGTTCTGCATCAGCTTTCCAACGAGAGGAACAGGCTTCATTGTCGGATGCTCCTCGCTCCGCTTCGGACGCTCGTATGTAAGGACGGTGTCCTGTGTGCGGTCGTTGACGAAGTAGTGACCTGCACCTTCCTTCCAACCATAGAGAATAGGCTCGTGCCTCCAGTGGTAGTCCTGCCGTCCGAGGACGAACACATCCTTTGCCCAGATAAGACACTCCGAAAGTTTGAAGCCTGCTTCTTTGAATGCCCTTCGGAAATTCAGTCCTTCGGTGTCTGCGTGGAACACATAAATGCTTGCACCCTCTCTGGCGTATGAGAACATACAGGTGAAGGCATCCAAGCAGAAGGCGAAGAATGCACCGTCCGACATGGAATCGTTCTCAATGGTAAGGCTGTCCTTGGTCTTGCCGACATACTGGACATTGTATGGAGGGTCGGTGATGATGAGGTCGGCTTGCTGCCCGTCCATCAGCTTCTCCATATCGGCAAGGCTCGTGCTGTCACCGCAGAGCAGACGGTGCCGCCCAAGCTGCCACAACTGACCTTTCCGAACATAGGGTTGCTCGATACTCTCAACCGAATCGATAATCTCATCGGCGTTATCCTCGGCCGCTTCGATGTTCAGAGTTAGTCCGTTGATAAGTTCGTCCTTTTCTTTGATGGTGTAACCCGTGAGGGTGGTGTCGAACCCCCCGAGAGACAGGTCTTTCAACAGGTGTGCCAGCTTCGTGTTGTCGAAGCGACCGCCCATCTTATTGAGTGCAACATTGAGTGCGCGTTCCTCGGCCTTGGAAAGGTCAACAACCGCACACGGCACTTCGGTGTATCCGAGGTCTTTTGCTACATTCAGTCGTTGGTGACCACCGATGATGGTCATGTCTGCATTGACCACGAGGGGGTCTGCGAAGCCGAACCGCTGAATAGAGCGCTTGATGTCCTCGTAATCCTTATCGCCGGGTTGCAGTTCCACCCTTGGATTGTATTCTGCAGGGCGTAGTTCCGAGATAGGAATCGTCCTCAATTCCGCTGTTTTGTTCATCTTTTTCACCTCATTTTGGTGGCGTTCATACGCTGCGGCTTGTGCCTTCGTAACGAAATGCCC